GTAATTTCACCTAGATTTTGTCCACCTTGTAAAATCTCAACACTACTACCTCTACCACCTTCAGTAATAGGGAAAAAATAATCTTCATTAGTGGATAGTGGATTATAAGTTGCATCCATCATGTTTTGTCCACCACCAGTCTGAGTAGGTATACGGCGTTGACTGATCTCATTTTTTACACGCTCAACAAATGCCATGGCCATGTGACTGGGCATATTACCTACATCTATTTTAAACATTCTACGCTCTGGTGCTCGTTGTATCCTATAAATTATAATTGCGTCTTCAAGTAATTCTTTTTGTTTGAATACCTTAAACACATTTTCCAAAACACTATTACCAAAAGGCCAACTGAAGTCTAATCCTTCAGTCAGACTAATATGTACAACATGTTCTGCATTAATTGTGCTTTCATTTTGTGCATTGCTAAATCTAGAACCACCACTATACGGAGTTTTAGGTTGTATATATGCACCACTAGGCCCACCAACTTGCGGATGATTTACACTAATATCTGTAGCATTTATAGTAGTAGCAGTTAAGTTCTCGAAATTAGGCCCTATGTCTTTTACAATATATTGTTCTGGTTTTTTGCCTTCAGCTTCATTTACAATAACTTTTGTGACTTTACTCATTTCGACCCAATACAATTTAAATGTTTCTGGGTCTCGTAAAAAGACTTGATCACCGTATTTTATTGTATTTCTAAATATTTTAAATACTCGTTCGTTAAGTTCATTTAGTGTACACCACTGTGTTAATTGTTCTTTTATGATCTTAACTTCATTGTCTGTAGGTTGCTCACGCCAGAAAAATTGAAATGGACTACCATTTTCCTGACTGGCTTGTGTACTAAATTCTGATAGAATATCTAAAGCTGCGTTAATCTCACTATCCATGTCCATTTGTTCATATTGATTATAACGCTCAATACGATTTGGATGCCCAGTGTATACCTCTGGCAAATTACTTTGATAATTTTTAAACCCCATATTATTAGGCTGACCGCCATTTACTGGGCTCAAAGTGCCTGCTGTATTCACAGTACGAAAATATTTTTTCCAGCTCATAGTATATTTGTCTTTATCGTTTATTTAACCTAATTAGGCAGTTGCGTGGTAAATGCGTTCTAAATAATCTGAATTGTCTTCAGTTGCACTTAATATTTCTTCTAAATACTCTCTTTGTTGTTCTAGAATCCTTAACATTGGGTCAAAATTAATATTTAAAGGTATAGAACCTCTAGCTAATGGGATAACTGCTTCAGGTTGATTATTCTCACCTACTATAGTTGGCTCAGTGGCAATACCACCTTCCTGCTGACCCGGGGGATTATTGGCCTGTCTCTGTCTATTAATTGTTGCAATCTCTGTTCTGAGTTGGATTAGTTGTCTACCAAATTCAGCTTCTTGCGCTGGATCAGTCTCTTGTGTTCTTACTTCGCGTAAAGTAGTAATCTTTTCTTGTAATTCCGCAAGTCTAGCGGTAAGTTGTTCTTCGGACATACCAGCTACAACACCACGCGGTGTTGGGGGTAATGCAGCTGGTGGCCGCTGCCCACCAGATCCATCAAAAAGAATTTCTATAGTTTCTTTTAATTTATTTTTAAATTCCTTTAATGCAGGTATTACCCCATCACCCCTGATTATTGCGTTTGCAACATCGGCAATGCCAGATTCAAATTCTACTAGTTTTGTAGATATTTTGTCCACAGCTTGAATTATTGTAGGCAGAGTTTGTATATTTTTTACTGCCAAGTCATCTAATTTTGCTTTTAATTCATTTTGTATTTTTATAGAATCTGCTATAGTTCTCTCAGTTTGTCCAGGTCTGCCTGCTCCCTCTGCTTCCTGTCTTACTCTGTCAAGAATTTTATCCAAATTTTCAAAATTTACTATAAATTTATTAAAAGCGGCAGCAACTCTACCCTGCATTTCTACAACAGGCCCACCAACCTTACTTGCCGCTAGCATATTCATTCCTTGTTGATCTAACATTGATTGTTGTGCTCTTAACGCCGGACTAAAATCTTGGGCAATTTTTCCAATAGATGTTTTGAACTGCTCAGTGGGCTGTCTTATAGTGCCCAACATAGCAACACCCATATCAAAAAGTTCTCTATTATTAGTAGCAAATGTTATATTTTGAGCATTTATCATTTGTCCATTGTTTGCAAAATATTCCTGCATTGCAGCAGAAAAATCAGCCCCAAATTGATCAAAAATTTCAAATACACCAGAAGCACGAATCCTATCTTCCTTTTCTAATTTGTCCATAGCCATCTGATAAGCTGCAACTTCTCTGCGTCTTTGTTCTGCCAGTCTTTGTTCACCAGCATTGCGACCTGTAATTTCTGTTAATTCATTTTGCATTCTTATATATTGCCTTACTGCTTCAGAAGTTGATCTAGAATCATTCAGTTCGTTTCTTCCTATCATTCGCTGTAATGCAAGATATTCTGTAGTACTTTCAGCTAAAACACCTAAACTTCCTTTCATTGCCAATAATGCAGGATCCAACTCTCCCACTGTTCTAGTTAATTGCCCAACAATTTTCGCACTTTGACTAATACTAGCCCCATATCCTACTAAATTTTGTACATTGGCTGTTATAAATCTTCCAAATTCTTGCAAATTAATCCCTGCACCTTTAGCTGCATCTGTTAGCTGTGCAATAGATCCACCAAAAGTTGCACCAGATTTAGATAAACTTTGAAATGTATCAGTAATAATTCTTGCTTGTTCTATTCTATTCTTTAAAGCATTTATAGCTAACTCAACACCACTATCAGCAATATTTTTTAATACATCTCCTGCTCCGGAAAAAAATCTAAAAATTCCCATACTATCTGCAACAATTTTAGTTACAGCTTTGAATATGTCATTAAATGTATCTAAAGTAATTCTTGCTGTGTCAAATACCGTAGTTGCGCTATATAAAGCTGAACTAAAACTACCTAACCCACTGATAGATCTACCTAAACTACTACCGAAGGTAGTCATTGCTTTTATTACAGCTTGCTCACGCTCCTCACGCTTCTGTAATAACTCATTTTCAATTGTTCTTGCATTTACATTTTTTAAAGTACTATTTGCTGCAGCTTGGTTGGCATTGTTAACTTGAACAAGTCCAGCTAATAAGTCATTAAATGCATTGCCAGTTATTTGTAAACTGTTTGCAAGCTGTTGAATTTGGTCGTCAATTGCTGCCATATTTCTAATTTGTCCAGTATTTTTTGGATAAGTACTAATATTATTTATCGGATCAATTATAATGACTGACAGTTCAACAAATCCATTACGCCAATACTTTAGACAGCCACAAATTTATATAAAACTACCCAGTAAAGGTAGGTTTTATCCCACTGGCAGTTTGGAAATGCCACCTAATAACGAATTAGCCGTATTTTCCATGACTGCAAAAGATGAAATATTATTTAAAACACCAGATGCTTTAATGAACGGCCAAGGAACAGTTGAGGTAATACATAGCTGTATCCCTTCTATTAAAAATGCATGGGAAATGCCCATGGTAGATTTAGATACAATTTTAATAAGCATTAGACAAGCTACATATGGCAACTCTATGGAATTTTTTAGCATCTGCCCACATTGTAAAAACAAAAATGAGCATGCTATTAATCTTAGTGCAATTATTGACAAATTTAATGTATGCCCAGACTATGATACTACCATAAAAATAAATGATCTAGAGTTCTATTTAAAACCACAAAACTATAAAACTTATAATAATTTAAGTATGAAATTGTATGAACAACAAAGATTACTGGCTATAGTTGGTGATGAAAAAATCTCAGAAGATGAAAAAACAAAACAATTTACTGAACTATTCAACAGGCTATTAACTTTAACTGTAGATAATTTAAGTAAAGCTGTCAGTGCCATAAAAATTAATGCTAATAATACAGAGCAAGTGGTGACCAATGAAGCATTAATTCAGGAATTTTTTACAAATTGCGAAAAAAATATATGGGAAACAGTAAAGCAAAGAATAGAAACTATTAATAAAGAAATAGAACAACAAAAAGTTGTTAAATTAATTTGTCAAAATGAAGAATGTGAAAAAGAATATACCACTGAGTTAAATTTTGAGACTAGTCATTTTTTCGAATGAGGCTTTTGAATCTAAGTAATGAAAAAATTGTTGAATTATTAGATGAAATGGATTCAGATTCAAAAGCCATTAATAAAAATTTAATTGAAATGTGTTGGTATATGAGAGGTGGGATTACATATAGTGAAATAGTACATCTTAGTCCCATGGATAGAAAACATATTATGGAATTAATTAAAAGTAATATGGAAACCACAAATAAATCGGGCCTCCCATTCTTTTAAATTACTATTGTTATTAGGGAGATGTACTTCGTACATCTATAACTTTCACTTCGTTCAAGTTATATTTTTTTTCTTTTCTAATGATTCATCCAGATTAATCTGCCACAATTCGCCCGTCCGCCGGGCGAAAAGAGTTGTGCTTCATCCGAGTTGCACCACCATCTACCAAAGTCTTTCACTGTATTGAATACAGAACGGAGGCGGTTGACCTGTACCCCCTTAAACAGCATTCGCATCTATCAACGGTACCCTAGTGATCTGTGGTTAGACCAGATCCTATGAGTTGAGGTTGTATCTTTTTCACAGAGCCTCGATCATTTAAGCCTTAAGTTAGCCATGACCTTTGGCACCCAAGTTCTGATGGCAACGAGCCTTACCTCGGCAATCTCAATGGGAGTCGAGCAACCTCGACCAAACAGCGCCTATTTACTTACAAAGAAGCCTAAATTGTTCTTGATTATTATTAATGAAAAAATTAAGATCTAAAAATGCCCAAGTGCCATGATTTTTACTATTGTATATTATATGTGAGCCTAAATTTAAATTGACTTGGTGTCTGATTTGAATTGCTGTATATGTGCCTTTACGATTAAACTTCATGAATAAAATGTTGAAATCACCTTGATCAGCTACTTCCATACATTGATCGATCCATGTGTCTAAAACCTTAACTGTGCCTGTAAATAGTTGGTGAAAGGGAAAATCTGCATAACTTTTGCATTCTGCATTCATTTTGCTGAAACTTTCCCCTGGAACTATGTCACCCTTAAATGCCCTGATTTGACCTTGATGTAATATTTCTTTTCGTACCTTGTTTGACCCGCCCACATATGCCCCACTGCTGGGCGCTCGAATAAAAGATTCACCAAATGTAGTAGATAACATTTGTGCTATCTCTCGCTCGAAACTGCCGCCCTTGGCTTTTTGTGGACTTGTCATATGTTAATTTATGTCTAATAAAACTTTATTAAAATTATCTTATTTCTATGTCTGAACTATACCTAGTAAAGCCATTTTCCTTAATAACAGTAAGAATATTGCCCACCCGCCCTGCTAGTTCGTCTTTATGACTTACTAACCATATGCTTTTTTGCATTTCCCTACTCATTTTCTTTAAAATTGCTAAACTGTTCTCTACACCTGCACTATCCATACCACTATCGATCATTTCATCAATGAACAATAAATTGATCGGTGTATATAAACTTTCCCAAACATCTCTGAACGCAAAACTTAAACTTAATACTAGCCTATTACGCTCTCCCCTGCTTAAATTTCCAAAATCTAACTCTCTGCCCAATTCTTCAATATTTACAGTAAGGTCATTTTGGAACTTTACTACATGTGGTAAACCAATCCTATCCAAATAGTTCTGCAATCTAGCATTTAGATAGTTTAAGTTCTGGTCAATAATCTTTTTACGAATAAAACTATCTTTGTTTGTTAATAGTTTTAATAAAAACTCCTGATGCTCTTTAATTGTAGTTAACTCATTAATAGTATCGTACCTAATTTCAATCAATGCAGTTTCACGCATTTCCTTAATCTGTTCTTCATAGGGATCTTGTTCTTGCTCTTTTGCTTTAATTTGATCTAACAAATTAGACATACTGCTTCTATGAGTAACTGCATCAGATTCGGATTCGTAAAATGTTGTAGGTTCTTTTCCAGCCATACCTAATTTTTGTCTAGCTAGCTCTAAATCTACTAGATTTGCCTCAAGCTCAACAATTATACTTTTGGAATTTGTCAATTGTTGTTGTTTACTAACTAATGCTGTTTCTTGTTTTTTACTATGAAACTTTTGCTCACAGCTTGGGCATTTATGATTTTCTAAACTGATGATATCAGTAGTTAAAGTCTTGAAGTTTAATTTTTCCCTATCCAGCTCTTTGGTTAAAGTTTTAATGGCAGATTGATTGTCTTCAATATTTTTAAGTTTATCCTTATACTTTTGTTTAGCTTTATGTGCTTCTAGTTCTTTTTCAATGTCCAATTTAGCTAAATTGTTATAAGCCAAAGTTAAAGTTTCAATTTCCTCAGCGTGTTTTTTTAACCAAAGAGTTTGTCGTTTTTCTAAACTTTTTATTTGTTCTTTAATGCGTTCATTACTATCTATAATACTTTTAATTTTATATTCTTCTGTAGTAATAGCTTCTTTAGTAATGCGATTTTGTTCTTTTAGGCTTTCTGACTTTTCACTTAGTAATGTAATTCCCAATAATTGTTCAATAATAATTCTTTGATCTTGTGATTTTAATGATAAAAATGGCTCAGTGTAAGTGTTTAACGCAATAATATGTTTGAACATATCATGTGATAACCCTAACAATTTTTCAATATCATGTTGGGTTTCTCTACTATCACCCTGACTGTTATCGTCTTTACTATCTTGCTCTTGATTATTAATATAAAATTTAAGAATATTGGGCTTGCGTCCTCGTTCTATTTTATAAGATTGGCCTTGAACTTCAAACTCAACACAAACTAACATGTTTTTGCCATTAGTTTTATTAATCAAGTTGTCTTTTTTAATACTGGTCAATGCTTCACCAAAGAAGGCATAACTTAGTGCATTTACAATAGTTGTTTTGCCTGTACCGTTTCTGCTGCCAGAATCATCGCCACCTAGATCTAGATTTTCTCCTAATACTAAAGTAAGAGACTCACGGTCAAAGTCAACACCTTGAGTGGCATTGCCTATACTCATAAAATTCTTAATGCTAAGATTTTTAATTTTTAGCATTTTATAGATTCCTATAAATGTCTAACAATAATTTACTATCGTAATGTTCACTACTAATTGCAGTTAATTGATTGGTTACAATTTGATCTACACTTTCAAATTCTACATTGCCTTGTATTTCATATTTTTCTAAATCTGGATTTTTATTAGGCATAAGTGTTATTTCTCTTAATTTATGCGAATCTATAAATGTTTCTTTAATAAAATTCGCTTCTTCATAACTAATATTAATATCCAAATTCACTCTGACATGCATTTTGGGTTTAAGTAATTGATCTGAATTTTCTAAAATAGAACTTAAATTATAAACTCTATAAGTGGGTTGATCAGGCCAGGCGTGATATTCGGGGGATTTATCCCATTCCAAAATCATTACACCACGAGCATCATCACCAGCATCAGCATAGTTGTGTGGAAAACAGTTACCAATATAAGTGATATTCTTATGCTCTTGTCTTTTATGAAAATGTCCGGTGAATACATGATTAATATTATTAAAATGTTCTCTTTTTAGTTCACCGTGGTCTGGCATTTGTACCATAGCATTCATATAAAAATGTGGTAGTTCAAAGTGTCCAAACATATATTTGCCCTTCAGTTTGGGAATTTTTTTATGATCATCTCCAATTAACCATGGGGCAATTACAACATCGCCTTCTGTAAACCAATCGTTACATAATTGCAAATTTGGTAAATGTCGAGCCCATTGTACACTTTGAATGTCTCGTTTATCACGATAATAAAGATCATGATTGCCAGGAATAAAGAATACTTGTGAAAAGTTATCGTTTAGTGCTTCTAACGCATTTAAACTATAATTTAATGTTAGTATATTGATGCTGGCACGATTATTGTGCCAATCACCAAGACATAAACATGTTTCACAATTATACTGTTTAGCAATAGATATGGCCCAATTAATAAAGTCTTTACAGTCTTCATTATGAACCACACTATTGCTTTTTAAACCAAAATGCACATCAGTTAGAACCAATGCTCGTTTAAATAGATTTGCCATGTGGGAATTATAACAATTTATACAACAAAAGTCTATACAAATTCAAATATTTTTTTAAAATCATTCTTCGTAATATGATCCAGTATTTGAATTTTGCCGTGTATAACTAGGATTTAAATTATTAAGTTCTAGAATGTCATCACGCAAATTCTGATTACGCTTTTCAATATTCAATACTCTTGTAAATGAATTGGTAATAGCTGCAGTATAATAAGCAAAAGGATTAGAGCTTTTGGACTCGTCAAACTGTAAACCGATTTGACTTAATTGCAATAAAGCCTGACTTTTCATTTCGTCATTATATGTATATCCTCTCCAATTGCTGCGAGTAGCATATCGTTCGCATAGTTTCATGAACATAATGGCAAGTTTATTTGTCATTTTTCCATGCTCTTTACTAAAATGTCCACTATGAACATCACCGACCCAATGGCTTTTACCAACTAAACATGGTTCACTATTCTCATCCACTGTATAATGAAAAAATGGTGGGAAATTTACCTTTACATATTTGGTTACACTGGGTACTGAATCATCATACTCTGTAACAATTTCTTCATTGTCGTCATTAAATGACTTTTTAGATTTAGATTCATCTACTGGTATGTGTTCCCAAGTCATTATTCTAAAAACTATATCAGTAATGGGTACTTTTGTGTGTTTGATTTCAAATTGTTCTAGTTTTAATTTTTCTGTAGACTTTTCTTGAGCTGCTTCAAATGCTAGTCTGCTTAGTCTGTCTGCTCTGTTTTTTCTTGCTTGAGCTATGTTTTTCTTGTTTATCTTTTTTACTGAATCTAGAATCATATCATAATCACTATATTCAGGTCGTATAAAACTACAATATGTTGATTTGCTTTTATGTATCTCTTTTAAAATGTCTTTATTATTTAGATAATTTACTTTCATCTGTATCCTTGATTGTGAAGGTACTAAAAAATATTTATTTTTTAATACTAATAAAATTTTTATATTACAACTACTTATAACATAGAAAAATCATAATGTCAACAATAAACAACTACTATTATGAAGTAATAAATACTATATTATGCCAAATATTAGTAATGCAACAAACAGTGATGCCTCATTAAGTAATGGATCAAGTCAGACCGGCTATAATGGAGGAGCCACTGCTCAAAACATTACTAGTGGTAGATTGCCGGGAGGAGTACTGCCAGGGGGAGTATCTGCTAATGCTAATATGGGGGGAGTTTCTCCAAATAATGCACGATGGCAATCAAAATTCGGCGGTGTTATTAAAGCAGAAAACGATTGGCGAATTAGAATTAGCTTACAGCCAAGCCTAGCAAAATATTTTTATAGCGATCCTAGCAATTTACTATTAAATAAATTGCAAGCTACTTCGGGAGTTATTTTTCCATATACTCCGCAAATTCAAGTAACACATACTGCAAGATATAACCCAACACTTTTAACCCATAGTAATTATGCAAGTCATTTTTATGAGGGTAGTGAAGTTCAATCTATTAATATCAATGCAGATTTTACTGTACAGAATTGGGACGAGGGACAATACTTGTTAGCAGTCATACATTTTTTTCGCAGTGTGACTAAAATGTTTTATGGTAGAGATCCATTGGCAGGGGCTCCTCCCCCACTTGTATTTTTAAACGGATATGGTACAGCATATTTTCCAAATGTTAGTTGTGTTGTAACTCAATTTACACATACCATGCCTGCAGATAGTGATTATTTAGAAGTACCAATTGGTGTACAAAATGGGTCTGTAGCTGGTAATGCAATAAATTTAACCAGTATTCCTACAATTAGATTACCAGTAGCAAGTCAAATAAATGTTAATTTACAGCCTGTATACAGCAGAACTAATGTTGTACAAAACTTTAGTTTACAAAGTTTTGCAAGAGGACAATTTGTAAGCCAAGTAAAAGGTACTGGAGCATTGACTGGAGGATTTATCTAATATGGCAGTCACTTATGGCAAATATAGTCCTTATGTTAGTACAAGTATGTTTGGCAATTATCTTGATATTGCATCTATACCTAATATTCCTCCCCAAGTAGATGACATTACTTTAACTATAAATAACAATTACGAAAATAGGCCCGATTTATTAGCATTTGATTTATATGGTGATGCTAATTTATGGTGGGTATTTGCTTTAAGAAATCCAAACATAATAAAAGACCCGGTGTTTGATATGAAACCAGGCACAACAATTTATATTCCTAAACAAACTACAATTGTACAGGCTTTGGGTTAAATGTCAGATTTAGACAAATATAGTGTAACAGGATTAGATGGGGTTCCTAGAATAGACCCGATTTTTACTATTCCACTGCCTGAACCAGTAATTTCTGGAAGAGCAACTTTTATAAACGAAGAACCAGGAAAAGCAACTGATGCTAACCCAAGGCCTTATACAAGTTTAATTGTAGATCAAACAAAAATAAATCCTAATCCTGAAATTAAACCACAAGATAATCTACTAAATCAATATGCAAGTTATACCTATAATATAAGTTTGCATATGCTTAGTGTACAAACTTATAACAGATTAATAGGGTCAAATGCTAATAATTCAAATGATGCATTTAATTATGTTCCTGAAAATGTTTTAGTAGTCAGCGGTGGAAGACTTGGTCTTAATAATCAAATTTCCGACATAGAGACTGGAACCACTATAGTTCAGCCACAACGGCATCCTTTTTGGCAAGAGAATTTCTTTTTTGAAGAAGTTAAATTAAGAACAGTAATTAGTCCAACACAAGCAAGTCGAGGTACAAATGTAGTAGAAGGGTCAATGCAAATTATTGAACCAAATGGATTTACATTTATTAATCGATTAATTCAAACTGTATTAAATGTTAATCCAGGCACTAATTATATTTTTAATCCATATATGATACAAATAGATTTTTTTGGTATGCATGGCAATACTGAAGGATCAACAGCAGCAGAACAAAATCCAGTAAGATTAGATGGGTTAAAAAAGCTTTTTCCAATTTGTATGACTGGTATTAAAACTAAAGTAACTAATAAAGGAACAATGTATACAATAGATTTTGTGCCTTATAGTCATAAAGCATTGAGTAGAATTAATAATGTAACACCAGCTAATTTCAATATACCAGCTACTACTGTAGAGGAATTTTTTAATAATAATAAGACGACAGAAACAGCAACTTCTATTTCAAATGCAAGAGAAAGAGAGCTTACACTTCGCAAATTAAGACAAGACAGACAAAGTTTAAGCCCTAACGATATAGATTTAGTAGGTGGACAATTAGATACTAGAATTGAAGAATATGAGAATTTTGTTAAAGCTGGTGTAAATGTAAATGGGTTTTGTGCTGCATTTAATCAGTTTCAGCAAGAAATGCTTAAAGACAAAATACCTTTTGTGACAGATGAAATTGAGATTAGATTCGACCCAGAAATTGGAAAAAAGGAAATTACTAAAAATGCAAGTATTACCCAAGCAGTAGCAGACCAATTTTTAAAAGCAAAAAATATTATTCTTGCGCAAGCTGGGCAAGGTAATCAAACAATTAAATTTGATGGTGTGTATATTACTGTACCAGCTGGTACTATTATTGATAAACTAATTGAATTTGTTGTAAGGAATAGTAGTTATTTTACAGATCAAATATCACCATATGGTGATATTAATAGAGACACCCCTCTTAAATGGTATAAAATTGTGCCTAGAGTAGAATTGAAGCAATATGATACATTTAGGAAAACATTTGGCACTAAAACAATTTATTATGTGTTTCCATATAATATATATGGGGCTAGTCATCCTTATGTAGCAAATGGATTGCCTACTGCGCAAGTAAAAAAATATGATTATATCTTTACAGGTAAAAATACTGAAGTAATTGATTTAAGCGTAGATTTTAATCTATTATATAATTTGTCTTTACCTGTTAATAGAAAGCAAGAAAATACTGCTCATGAACTGGAGCCAGAACTGGAGCCAGAAGATATAGGAAGACAGATAGATAGTTTATTTAGTCAAAGGAATAGTTATCCCATAGATCCTACTCAGCAATATACCATTCACTTGCATTCAGGTCAAACGCAATATCAGGGCACTTCAGGCAGTAGCAAAACATTAAATCAACAAGAGTTAGCAGCCAGTGTTTTACATTCTATTAACTTAGATAGTCGTGGGGACATGATAAATGTTAAACTTAAAATATTAGGTGATCCTGATTTTATAAAACAAGATGATATTTTCTATAATAGCTTTTTTTTCCAAAAAAATGACATAAGAATTAATAATAACGGTGGTAGTTTATGGATGGATACGGGCAACTTAACCATTCAACTAAACATAAACAGTCCAGTTGACTATGATGACACCTTTGGAGTTGCAATTCCTAATCGAGACCCTTATGGCGGCATATTTACCTATAATGCTTTCAGTGGCATTTATAAAATTATAACTATTGAAAATGTGTTTAGTAGAGGAAAATTTGAACAGGTTCTAGATATTGTAAGATCACCTATACAAAGTTTAGCACAATTAAAAAAGGCAGACGACCAACTACAAAGTAATAGAGATCAATTAGAAAAAGCGTTAAGTTTAGCTAGAAATGTTAACAATAATAGACCATCAAATTTATTAAATGTTCCTATTAGAAGTACAGCAGGGGCATTGGGAAGAACTGCAGGCATATTATATGGTCAACAATCAGTTGTGAATAATGCATCAAGTGCAGTGGCTAGTTTAAATGGTGTGATAGGTGGATTACAAGCCGCAGCAGCAATACCTGCTATGTTAACTCAAATAGGCGTTTCGGTAGCAACAAGAGCGGTAAGCAATGTAATAGGTAAAGGAATAGATAGTGCGGCAAAAGCTATTCAGGATGCCTTTAATGTTCCTGATCAAGCATTGCTTGGTTCCTTTGAGGCAGCTGAGTTGGGCGCTAGCCTAAGTGACTCCTCATTTAGTTTTATTAGTGAAAGCGGATTAGCGGGATTCTAAATATAAATGGCAAATCAAAATTATTTTAAACGACAACAAGTAGATTTTATAGATATAACCCAGTCAGATATACCTATATCTACTGCTTATGGCATTTATGTTGGAGTAGTAAAAGCAATAGATACTGAATTTAGAAGTGGAAGATTATATGTATACATACCTGGATTTAGCACTTATGATCCAACAAAACCTTTCAGTTTACCACAAGTAACCTATGCAAGCCCATTTTTAGGTAGTACTGTAGGAGAACAAACTAAAGACCCAGGATTATTTACTATTACAGGACAAAGTTATGGTATGTCTGTACCTATGCCTGATTTAGAAAGTGAAATTTTATGTTGTTTTTCAGCAGGACAAAGACAATACGGCTATTGGTTTGCCTGTGTTTCTAATAAATTAAGCAGAAATATGGTTCCAGATATAGGTGCAATAAGCGGCAAATTATTAATGGAAGAAAGTATACCTCCTGAATTACAACAACTAATTTCCATTAATCAAAATTATCCAGTTGGTGAAATAAACGAGGAAAACCCAAATAATTTTACAAAAGATTGGTATAGTACAGATAAGAGACCATTGCATCTCCCTCGAATAACACAATTATGGAACCAAGGATTAGATGCTGATCCTGATCGTGGAATTACTACTTCCAGCAGTCAGCGTGATCCTTTGTCTACTGTATATGGATTTATAACACCGGGTAGGCCTGTAAATGACCCAGGTAAAGATCCTACAATATTAGCAGGTGTAAAAACCAGAAATATAAATGAAACTTATGCGGAAACATTTAAAGTTAAAGCAAGAATCGGTGGTCATTCTTTTGTAATGGACGATGGAGATTTTACAGGTAAAAATAATTTAATTAGGTTGCGAAGTAGTGCAGGTCATCAAATTATTATGAACGATACTGATGGATTTATGTACATCTCTACTGCAAGTGGTAAAAATTGGATAGAACTAACAAACTCTGGAGATTTACTAATTTATAATCAAGGCGATTTTGCAGTAAGAACAGAAGGAAATATGTTATTTCATGCTGATGGTAAAATAAACTTTAACGCTACACAGATTAATATGAATGCCGATCAAGACATTAATCTGCAAACTGCATTTTTCAAAGTAAATGCTACTAATAATGCTAATATATATTCAAATTATCTTAACTTGCAAGGCAGATCAGCAAATTTATCAGGATCGGGCAGAGTTTCAATTAACTCATCAAGTTTGATTAATATTGCTGGTTCTGCAATATATCTTAATAGTGGTGGCAGTGGTGCTAACATAAGACCACCTGCGTCAATTAGAAAATACCAATTAAAAGATGTAAAAGGTGTTAGATTTCCAGTATCAACTGATACTGCCAAGTTTACCCCAAATAATTTGCCTTTTGTAGATTTATGGACTCAAGAACCCACGGCAAGTTTAATTTCCATTAATTACAAAATACCTACACATGAACCATACGATAGAACTGGAATAGGGTCTAGAATTAATAATGTAAGTAATGCAGCCAATCAACAGGGATTAGTAAATTTATCTTCGTTAACTGGTAATGCCAGTGATCTATCATCTATTAGTGCACAATTGCCTGGAGTTGCAAATGCAATTAGACAACCAATTAATCAAGCTAAAAAGGCTCCAGTGTCCAGTTTTGTTTCACAACCAACGCCAAGTGAAAATATAGGAAATTTAACTAAAGATCAAACACAGGCTTATATGGCACAAATAGGCTATTCAGAAAGTACAGGCAACTATGCAGTAAGCGATAAAAACAATAATGGATATCAAGGAAAATATCAATTAGGTTCAGCTGCTTTACAAGGACTAGAACTGGTCAAACCTGGTACGCCACAAACCCAAGAAGCATTAAATAATCCTAACAACTGGATAGGTGGACCTGGAAAGCCTGCCAATCTACAAGAATTTTTAGATAGCCCACAAATCCAAGAACAAGCAATGCAGAATTATACTGCAAAAAATTATAACAGATTAAAAGACTTAGGTTTAGTTAACGATAATTCTAGCCCAGAAGTTGTGTCAGGATTCTTAGCTGCTGCTCATTTGGGTGGACCAGATGGTGTTAATAAATGGGCTAAAGGTGGCTTAGATGCTAGAGACTCAAATGGCACAACTTTATCCAGTTATTTCCAATTAGGTAGGTTTAGTCAAACACAGACGGAAATTATCACTGCTAGTAATGCTACTAGAAATCCAGTATAAATATTAAATTATGGCAACTTATAAAGGTTTTAGCAGTATTAACAAAACTAAAAATTTCAGAATCACTGATTTTGAACTAGTTAAGACCGATATTCAAAATCATTTTAATATTAGAAAAGGCGAGAAGTTGATGAATCCTGAATTTGGCACAATAATTTGGGATATGATTTTTGAACCTTTAACTGAAGATAATAAAACTTTAATTGTACAAGATGTGCAAAATATTATAGCAAATGATCCTAGAGTTGCAGCTACAGATATTGTAGTTACTACTTATGATAGAGGTATACAGATCGAACTATCCCTTTTGTATATAAGTACAGATCAAACTGCTGTCTTAACACTAGATTTTAATAATACAACAAATAGTTTAAATGTTAATTGACCCAATTAACATTGTATATTATTACAAAAATAAATATGTAAAACGGTGATTTAATGGCAATTACAACTAGACAAAACAACCTTTTAGTTAATCAAGATTGGACTAAAATATACGAAAGTTTTCAGAATGCAGACTTTCAAAGCTATGATTTTCAAACATTGCGTAAAGCAATGATTGATTATTTAAAGCTATACTATCCAGAAGATTTTAATGATTTTATAGAAAGCAGTGAGTACATTGCATTAATTGATTTAATTGCCTTTTTAGGACAAAATCTGGCATTTAGAACAGATTTAAATGCTAGAGAAAACTTTATTGATACTGCTGAGCGTAGAGATAGTGTACTAAAATTAGCTAGTTTAGTTAGCTACATCCCAAAAAGAAATATAGCAGCTAGCGGATTAATTAAAGTTGATAGCATACAAACTACAGAGTCATTAACTGATAGTAATGGCATAAACCTTAATAACATTATTATTAATTGGAATGATACTACAAATCCAAATTGGTATGAACAATTTGTAACTATATTGAATGCGTCCTTGCCCACCAATCAACAGGTAGGAAAACCCGCTAATAGTGCAGATTTGTCTGGTATTAAAACTGATGAATATAATTTGAATATTCCATCAAATGCAGTTCCTATCTATAAATTTAACACACAAGTACAAGGCGCAACCTTAGATTTCGAAGTTGTGAGCGGTACAACTGTGGATCAGGAATACATATATGAAGTTAGTCCTAATCTTGCAAAACCTTTAAATATACTTTATCAAAATGACAATTTAGGAAATGGCAGTAATGCAACTGGGTTTTTCTTTTATTTCAAACAAGGAACAATGTCCAGTTTTGATTTTAGCATTACAGAAAGTATTCCCAACAATGTAGTAAATGTTAATTATAACAATGTAAACAATACAGATGTTTGGTTATATCAATTAAGTAATCTTGGTCAACCCACTAGCGAATGGAGTAAAATTCCCAGTGTGGTAGGTAATAATATTATCTTTAATAATAATGCTGCAAAAAATAGTTTTCAAGTTTCAAGTAGAGCCAATGATCAAATTAGTTTAGTGTTTGGTGATGGAACATTTGCTGCTATTCCTAAAGGTAACTTTAGAGTTTATTATAGACAAAGTTCTGGATTAAGTTATACAATTACTCCAGACAATTTACAAAATATAAACATTACTGTGCCCTATCTCAGTAAAAATGGTCGTATTGAAACTATTACTTTTGTTTGTAGTTTAAAATACTCTGTTACCAATGCAAGAGCAAGAGAAAGTTTAACAGATATTAAACTAAAAGCACCACAACAGTATTATACTCAAAATAGGATGATTAGTGCAGAGGATTATAATATATTCCCCTACACTCAATTTAGCAGTATCAGTAAAGTAAAGGCAGTGAATAGATCCAGTAGTGGTATTAGTAGATATTTAGATGTTGCAGACAATTCAGGTAGATATAGTAGCACAAATATTTTTGCTGAAGACGGAGTATTATATAAACAATCTAATAACACTAGTTTTACTTTTAGCTGGAACACCAGCGCCGATATTAATAAAGTAATTAGAAATCAAATTCTTCCATTAATAAGAGGTCAAAAATTATTACATTTTTATTATGGTAGTAATGAAGATGCTGGTTATAATTTTACTAGATTTGGATTAACAGATTTATTTTGGAAAAAAGTAACTGTTGGATCAGGGTCTAGCACTGGTTACTTCGAAAATGCTAATTCATTCATACAACCAATCGGACAAGGATCATCTGGTAATAATTATTATATGAACCCAAGTTCAATTGTTGTTTTTAGTCCAGGTTCAGGAAAATATTTTAATGCAAAAAATGAAATAGTTGATTTGCCCACTAATCAAATTATACCTCCTAATGGTAAAGATAAATTGTATGTAGCTATTGTAACTTTAATAGGCAACGGGTCTGCAGGTGTATTAGATAATGGACAGGGCGCAGTTACTCTAAGTGAAAATATACCAACTGGTGCTCAAGCCACAGTGGTTATACCTGCATTTAGTAATACATTTACTAATTCTTTCATACAAACCTTAATAACACTTATTAGTACATATAATGAATTTGGTATAAGATATGATCAATATAATAGATCTTGGGCAGTTATTACAGAACAAAATCTAAATCCAGATGCTAATACATTTAGCTTAACTTATCAGGGATCTACTGCACAACAACAATTGGATAATAGTTGGTTAGTAAAATTAACTGCAAACGGTCCCATTTATACGGTGGTAGTAAGAGGGTTAGATTATATCTTCAATAGTGTAAGTCAAACAAGATTCTATTATGACAATAGAGTAAAAACTTATGACCCTGTAACAGGACTAACTGTAAATGACAGTATAAATGTTTTAAAAGTAAATGGAAATCCAGATACTGAATTGCCTTTGCAAGAAGATTATCTATGGTATGTGTATGATCAAATTAAAGAAACAGATGGATATGTAGATCCTACACGAGTATTAATCACTTATAGTGACCAAAATGACGATGGTGTGCCAGACAATCCAGACATATTTGATTACATTGTACAGCCCAATACAGAAGCAGACCCCTATAAACTTGTATTTTATCAAAAAACATATGGATATAATTCATTTATAACATATAGCCCATATGATAATGAATTAGTTAACATATCATATGCAACTAAAGTTGCAATTTTGCCATACTTAAATGATTATGTAGTAGGGCAAGTTTTTTACACAACAACAGAACAGAAATTTTATATTAATACTTTAGTAAACAGTGTTTTAACCTTAGTGGAATCAACTGATTTTATTGCAAGAACAGGTAGACAAAGTTTATATTTCCAATATAAACATAACAGTCCTGGCAATAGAAGAATAGACCCAAGTCCCAACAATATAATTGATCTTTATGTTTTAAGTAAAAGTTACGATGAAACTTACAGGGCCTGGGCATTAGACAGTACAAATACTTTAACAGAACCCGATTTGCCAACTAGTCAGCAACTATCTAATGAATTAAACACATTAGAAGATTATAAAGCAGTAAGTGATTCGTTGATATACAGCCCAGCTAGATTTAAACTTTTATTTGGAAATAAAGCTAGTCCTGAACTAAGAGCAATTTTTAAAATAGTAAAAAATTCAAATATTACAATTAGTGACACTGAAATTAGAAGTCAAACAGTAGCATTAATTAATACATTTTTTAGTAGTGAAAATTGGGAGTTTGGAGAAACATTTTATTTCACTGAATTAGCCACTTATATTCAACAAGGATTAGCTCCTAATGTTAGTAGTATTATTATTGTACCATCAAGTGCTAATCAAGTTTATGGATCTTTACAACAAATTACTGCACAGCCAGATGAAATTTTACTAAGTTGTGCAACTGTTGAAAATGTAGAAGTAATTACCTCAATTACTGCGGCTCAGTTGAACTTACAAAATACGGCGGTAAATACAATAGTGATTTAAGAGATTATGCCTACTACTAAAACTAATAAACTTTTACCAGCAGTATTTCAAACTTCTACTAATAAGAAGTTTTTAAATGCAACACTAGATCAATTAACAACTAATGCTAACTTAAAAGTTGTTAATGGTTACATAGGTCGTAAATTTGCACCTGGATTTAACGGTGTTGATACTTATGTAAAAGAGCCAACTTTATCTAGAGCAGATTATCAACTTGAGCCTAGTGTAATTTATAGAAATCAAACTACTAACAATGTTGAGTTTGCCAGTACCTATCCTGAAACATTACAAAATTTGTCCTATCTTGGTGCTAATGTAGCTAATCAAAACAACTTATGGTCAAGTGAATACTATTCGTTCGACCCAAAAATTAATCTTGATGCATTTGTAAACTTTAGCCAATACTATTGGTTACAACAAGGTCCAGATGTTGTTAATGTCACTGCTGGCACTGCTGAGTTAGAAACCACATATACTGTAAATTATCAAACTTCAAACAATACCTATAATATTTTTGGATATGGTACTTTAAGTAATCCTGATTTGGTTTTGGCAAGAGGCGGTACTTATAGATTTAATGTCAATCAAACCGGACACGGATTTTATATACAAACTGATCCAGGCCTGACAGGCACGCAGGCTGATAATAATAATTTAAGCAGTAGACAAATTTTGGGTGTTACCAATAACGGTACAGATTCTGGAACAGTAGTTTTTAGTGTCCCTACTAAAACAGCACAAGATTCATTTATTTCCATGCCATCAGCAGGCATCGTAGATTTTGTTATTACTCAAACTTATGCTCAAATACAAAATCAATTACTATCAGATATTGTTACAAATTTTGGCGGTATAGATGGTCAATCTATTAATCTAGACTCTAAATATATTATTTTTGGCACTTACTCAGCTTCCGATAGTGATTGGACTGAAGGTGTTACTACAGTTCCATTAAATCAAAGATATGGTATTTGGCAAATTACTTTAACTCCAGTTGGCGATGATTATACTGTAACTTTGGCTTACGACAGTGCTATAACTGTGAATAATAAAGTAACAATAAGATCAGGCACTGATTATAGTAACACAGAATGGTATAAGTCTATATTAGGATATCTAATTCCTGTTCCAGTAATAACAGCAAATAAAGAATTTTTAT